CCCCGCAAACCCTGCCGGACACCGGCGCGTCCTGATCCGACACACAACAAGGAGCGTAAGCCCATGAACAGCTGGTACACGATCCGCGCCCAGACCACGGGCGCGGAGGTGGTGATCTATGATGAAATCGGCGCTTATGGCGTCTCGGCCAAGGGGTTTCTGGCGGAACTGGGCGCGTTGCCGGGTGCCACGCCTCTGGCCTTGCGGCTGAACAGCCCAGGCGGGTCGGTATTCGATGCCGTTGCGATTTACAACGCGATCAAACGCCATTCCGGCACGGTCACAGTCTGGATCGACGGCATTGCAGCTTCGGCGGCGTCCTACATCGCCATGGCAGGCGACGAGGTCGTCATGCCAGAAAACGCCTTTCTGATGATCCATGATCCTGCCGGCATGGTCATGGGCTCCGCCACGGACATGCGCGCGATGGCTGAGGCACTCGACAAGATAAAGGGCAGCCTGCTGAAGGGCTATGCCGCCAAATCTGGTCGGCCCCCCGAAGAAATTGCCCCGTTGATGGCGGCAGAGACCTGGCTCGATGCCAAGGACGCGCTCGATCTCGGCTTTGCTGACCGAATTGCAGAGCCGGTCCAGATCGCAGCGCGGTTCGATGTTGACCGGTTCCGCAATGCGCCGCCTGCGCTTGCGGAGACTGAAGTCGAGGCGGCCGATGACGATCCTTCGGGTGGCGACGCTGGTGGTGCTGGTGGTGAGAACGAAAAGGCCGTCCCTGAAGATGAAGCTGAAACGGCCGGTTGTGAGGACGCTCTTGCCCCCGAGAGTCGGCCTGCTGAACCCGATCCTCCTGCAAAACCCGTTTTGCCGTCGGTGCAATCCGTAGCGACCAACGCCGATGTCGTCATCATCCGTGCCGAGGCTCTGACCCATGCTCGCGTCGTCGTCGATCTCTGCCGTCTGGCCGGTCAGCCGCAGATGGCGGGTCGGTTCCTTGAGCGCGACACCGGCCTCGATGATGTCCGCGCAGCTCTGCTTGCCACACGCGCCGAAGCGGAACCCGACATTTCCGCTGCCCATCCGCAACCTGGCCGCCCCTCTGGCGCGCGCCCTTGGGGCGACGTCATCGCCCGCACCTTCCGTCTGAAAGGATAAACCCATGCCCACGCTTACCGAAACCCGCCACGCGGGTGGCTTCCTCGTCTGGGAAGCACTCCGCGACTATTGCCGCAGCACCGTCGTTCTGGCCTCCGGCAACCTCGCGCCCGGCACCATCCTGGGCAAGATCACAGCCTCGGGGAAATACGCCGCCCACGATCCCGCTGCCGCGAATGGCACCCAGACGGCAGCGGTCATCCTCTGGGACAGTGTCGATGCCAGCGGCGGCGACAAGAACGCCGTCGTGTTGATCCGCGGCCCCGCCATCGTCAACCAGTACGAGATCACCATCCCCGGCACGCCGACCGCGCCGCAGATCGCCGCCGCCCACGCTGCCCTGCTGACGCTCGGCATCCTCGTCCGATAACCCCAAAATCAGGAGGCACCCCATGGCCACCATGGATATCTTCGAAGGCGATGCCTTCTCGATCATCGAACTCACCCGTGCGCTCGAAAACATCCCTTTCAAGCCAGCGACCCTGTCTGGTTCGGGTCTGTTCGGGCCGCGCGGCGTGCGCTCTCGCACCGTCGTCATCGAAAGCCGCGACGGCACGCTGTCGCTGATCCCGTTCTCCGAACGCGGCTCAGCCTATGACCAGCAGACCCCCGAACGCCGCGATGTCCGCGCCTTCGTCTGCCGCCAGTTCAAAAAGCAGGATGTGATCTGGGCCTCGGAAATCCAGCAGGTGCGTGACTTTGGCTCCGAGTCCGCCACCCAGCAGGTGCAGGCCGAAGTCGCTCGCAAGCTGGGCCGCCTGCGCAACGACGCCGAGACCACCTTCGAGTATCACCTCTTCAACGGCATTCAGGGGCTGGTGAAAGACCCGCGCGACGGCGCCACTGTGGTGAACTACTTCACCGAGTTCGGCATCACTCCCGCCACCGAGGTGGATTTCGATCTCGACAACGCCACACCGGCCTCAGGCGCGTTGCGCAAACGTTGCCAGGCGCTGATCGAAAGCGTCGAGGACACCATGGGCGGGCTCGCCACCGGGGCAATCCAACTCCGCGCCGAATGCGGCTCGGCCTTCTTCGCCGATCTGGTGGCGCACAAGGAGGTGCGCGAGACCTACCTCAACACGGCCGCCGCCGCCGATCTGCGGTCCCGCATCGCCGACGAGGTCAGCTTCGGCGGCATCACCTTCCGCCGCTACCGCGGCGGTGCAGGCTTCGGCGTCGCAACCGACAAGGCCGTGTTCTATCCAGAATCCGTCGACGGGCTGTTCGAGATCTACCACGCCCCTGCCGATACCTTCGAGACGGTCAACACGCTGGGCCAGCCGCTTTACGCACGGATGATCCCGGACCGGGATCGTGATGAATGGGTCCGGCTGGAGATCGAGAGCAACCCGTTGCCGATCTGCACCCGCCCGCAGGTGCTGCGCTCGGCGCGGCGGACGTGATGTCCGCCTTTGCTGCTGCCGTCGGCGCGCTCTTCGCCGATGGCAACATCGGACGCGATGCCGTCTATATCGCCGACGGCGGCGCACCGGTTCTGGTGCGCCTCATTGCCCGACGCGCCGATGACGTCACCGAGTTTGGCGATGCCCGGCTCTGGTCGGAAACCACCCGCGTCGACCTGCAGGTGGCAGAGATACCGAACCCGCGCCCCGGTGACAGGATCGAGATCGATGGTGACGCCTTCCTCATTCAAAGCGAGCCAGTCCGTGATCGCGAGCGGCTGGTCTGGACCGTGGACCTGAGGCCTGCATGAAACTACGGCTCGACATAGACCCCGACATCGTCGCCCTGATGGCGGCCGAGGTCGCGGCGGGGGAGCGTGCGGTGACGGCCGCGATGCGCGAGGCTGGGACCGGTCTGAAATCCGCTTGGCGGACGCAAATCACCGGCGCGGGGCTGGGCACCAGGCTCGCCAACTCGATCCGGCTCGCCAGCTTCCCGAAGTCTGGTGAAAGCCTGAACGCCGCGGCGCTGGTTTGGTCGAACGCCCCGGTAATCGTCGGCGCGCATGACACCGGCCCGCTGATCCGCTCGAAGAACGGCTTCTGGCTGGCGATCCCCACGCCAGCGGCTGGCAAATCCACGCGCGGCGGCCGGATCACCCCCGGCGAATGGGAACGCCGCACTGGCCTGCGCCTGCGGTTCATCTACCGTCGTCGCGGACCAAGTCTGCTAGTCGCTGAGGGGCGGCTGAACACCAAGGGCCGCGCGGTGGGATCAAAGTCGAAAACCGGCCGGGGCGTTGTGACCGCGCCAATTTTCTTACTGGTACCGCAAGTCAAGCTGCCGAAGCGGCTGGACTTGGCGCGGGATGCCGAGCGGGCGCATGACGCGGTGCCGGGACTGATCGTGGCGAACTGGGTGGACGGTCGGCGATGATTTGTGACGATGATGCAAAGAATTCTCAGCGCATAATTGGATCGCCTACGTCGCCAGTGACCCCTATCTGCGTCCCAGCTTCCCGAATTCGCTGTCCAGCAAGGCGCGGATTTTTTTCGCCGCACCGCGCAGGGCTGCGTCTACATTCGCGTCATTGTGGGTAACGGTCTGCGGCTGCATCCCTTCGGGGCGTGCTTCGACGGTACAGCGAATATCGTCGGATCCACCTTTGGCGCCGTTCACATCGGCTAGATGCACTTCGATCCGTGACAGACGATCAGTCAGATGGCCGAGTGCGGATGTAACAACCGTTTCGGCCACTTCGGCCAGGCGGTCATCGCCCTGTATATTGGCATCGGTATTAAGTTGAAACTGCATGTCGGTTCTCCTGTGTGTGCGTTTACCTACCATGTGAAACCATGAAGATGACTGATCCAGCGCAAGTCCACCTGCACGATCATTAACAACGCCTGCGCATTGATAGCTTGGGCGAGGATGCAAAGCCAACGACAATGCCCACTCCCCGCGAAACTATCCTTTCCGCGCTGCACGAGCTGCTCTCGGCGTTGCCCGCCACTATCCTTCGCGGCGACGTTTTGCCCGAGCGCGTCCCCGCCGCTGGCCTCCTGATCCTGCGGGATGGCGAACCGGGTGACCCCGAGGTCACGCTGTCGCCCCTGTGCTACCACTACCAGCACCGGGCCGAGATCGAGGCGGTTGTGCAGGGCGCTGCGCGTGACACCGTCTTCGGCACACTTTGCGCCAGCATCGGCGTGGCGATTGCCGCCGACCGCACACTCGGCGGCCTTTGCGACTGGGTCGAGGCGGAAGCGCCGCGCCCGGTTGATCTGGCCGTTGAGGGTGCCGCTGGTCTGAAGGCGGCGGTGATCGAGGTCATCTTGCATTATTCCACGGCCGACCCACTGGCCTGACCCCCACACGATAGGAGAACACGATGGCACGAGCTCATGGAGCGCGGGCGCAGATGGCGCTTGCGT